ATCAATCCTTTGCTTAAATCCCAATCATCTCTTTTTTGTTGTTCATCTTCTGTTAGATAATTAACACTTTCTGAATAATCAACATTAACTAAATCACCAGCATCTATTCCAGCATCAACTCGGAGTATCTCTTTTTCAATATCAAACAATGATTTCTCAACATTTCTCCACCGTTCAACATCTGACTTCCGTTCTTCCATCAGTTCTTGGTTGCGTAGTTTATGAGCAATACCGGATTCGGCAGTAGTACCCTCAACAAATCCTGTTGTTAGGTGATAGTTTTGTGCTAACATACGATAATTTGTTTTGATGCTCTCATTTATTGATTGTACGGTATTGGGAGGACTAATAACACCCATTGAAGAATCAAGCTCAAGCATTGTAACCTTATCTGGCCCAACCTCCAATCGTTTGTTTTCCATTTCGCCAGATACATATACATACCCAAATGATTGGAACATTATATTTGCAGTTTTAGTTGTTTCAACGACATTAATCATTTCGTTGGTTTGGATTAGGTCATCACTTGCATTAACACCAAGAAACTCATTCTCGGGGATTCCATTCTTAAACGAATAACTAAACGGGATCATTCCATACGGATTAATCATATCTGGGTTCATGTCGTTTTTAATTATCTTCTCGGAATTGTTATCATAAACAAAATGATTCTCTAAATCCCAATATGCCCAGAGTTCCGGAGTTGTATCTTTGACTTGTGAGCGTACTGATAACGGATAACAAATACCAATCGGATTAAGTGGATCATCTCCAAATATCGGTTCAAAATCAAATATCAAATCGTATTCAATCTTGCCGTTTCTCCAAGTAGGTTTGATTAATATTAATTCTAATAGATTGGTCATCTTCTCTGCTCGTTGTAGCTTCTCATTCTTACCATTAATGTAATCAAAGTATCGTTCATTACTTACTTCTCTGATTGGGTCTTGCATATACACCATGCTAATCCTGTCCACGATTCTCTTAGTAACATTTATGTTACTGATTGGAATCTTATCAAGTGTAGTTTCTGAGAAATATTTTTTTGTGTATTTATTGGTATTGCCAGAATAATAACTTAATGCTTTGTTGCGGTTGTTCCTCCAACGGTCTTTATACCCTTGTTGGGATTTGATTCGTGATTCTTTGACGAGAATATCTGATAACTTTGGTATCATCTTGGGATTGCCCCTCTGCTTCTACTATTAATGGGTAACTCTTTACATATAGCATAACCAAACCCATCTGAATAATGAGTTAGTTCTTTGTTGCTTTTATCAATTTCTCTCGTTCCCTCACGATTTACCACTTGTTCAAAATCTTTAATTAATTTATCACATTTAGAATCTATTACCATATCTTCAAACCGTTTGTTCATGGTATTAACCCTGTCAATTACCAATGGTGCTCTCCTTGCAACTCTTACTTCTAAACCCTCATCTCGCAGTATCTGATGGTCTGACCGTCTTGCAGAAGTTCCTCTTGCTTTGCCTGCTGGGTCTGGATACACTATATATCTGTTGTTCGGATATTTATCTTTAATGGTTCTTGCAACCCGTTCTGTTAAAAGTTCACCCTCTGTATGTCTCAACCCCATGCAATCAAACACTCTGATTCTTGGGGGGTTAGTGTGCAGTTGGAATAATACTGTTGCCATTGGAGAGACATTGAAGTCCATTCCAATTCTGATTGGTAATGTTGGCTCGTACTGTACTCTTTGAACATTTTGCTCCCTGTTGAACATATAATAAGTCTGACCATGTTGGAGATTAACAAACTCTCCATTCATGTATGCCTTAATTAATCTCTCATCATAATTAAGTTTCAAACTTTTAATAAACTCTGGTGGCAGATATGTATTATCTTCCGTTCTGCCTCTAATTAATTCGTAACCCTCTTTAGGGTTATCTCCCCAATAATCATAAACAAATCCAAAGCCCTCTGGTGTAGTAGATACAAAACCAGTTAAAGAATTGCCGTCTCTTAATCTGGATAACCCCATCTTCCACGCACCATCATCTCTCAATAAATCTGCTTCATCTAATCCAAATGATGCAAGATTTAGCCCAGCCCATCTCCGGTAGTTTTCGGCAGACCTTAACAATATATCCGCCCAACCACCGTCCCAAAAAACCCTATATTTTAAATCTGATGCGGAGTAAGTATAATCAAACTCAACATCTTGCAATACCTTTTCGAGAGTAGGTTGCAATACATCTTTGACCATTGGGTAAACTGGTTCTGCAAGTAATATCTGCTTTCCCGGATTTAATCCGCATTCTCTGATACCCTTTAAGCAAAATGCAACCGTCTTCCCAGAACCATAGCCTCCAACTAATGCTGGATATTTAGCATCTGATAATATGAATTTCTTTTGATGAGGGAATACATCATATCTCATTCAATTCAAAACCTTTGGGGAGTTTAGCAAATTCAATTTGTTCTTTCTCTACATATCCTCGATGTTTTGCTCTTGTTTTTAGGAAGAATATAATTGAAGTTACACACCCCTTTTGAATATTTTTAAATAGGTACGATTCTACGGTATCGACAAATGATTCTTTAATAAATTCACATTGTTCTTTAAACTCCGGGTCTTTCTCAGTATTACGATAATACCAAGACCTTGCAACATTCAATGCTTTGCAAGTATTCCCGATATGTAAAGTATTTTTCTCTAATAATTCGAGAAACTTCTTTTTTTTCTGTTGTATTGTTTGTTCTGTCATAGAAATCCGCCAAATTTACGGATATTCTGAAACAGGAAGTTACTTTATTTTTGTAAAGGTCTTTCTATAATTATCCCCTCAATCCGTTCTTTAGATAAACAGAACTCTTTGGAACATATCTTAACACATTCAGTATAACCTTTTCCGGAGTACTTTAATCCACTCCAGAATGCTCTGATTAATGCGTTTCTGGTTTCGGTATGATTAATTAGTTTGTATGGATCATACCAGTCTCTGCCGAACGGCTCAAACTTTATTCTACTCATTTAAAGCCTCTTGTTTATTTCTTTGTCATTATTTTAGGGTCTTTTACTTTCTTTATTTACCATCCAACCCATTGCCAATATAACTACGAATAATATTGTGAACATAATTAAGCCATCAAACATTTTCTTCTCCTTGTTCGTTTATTTCTTTGTTACCAACTAAGTGTAGAGAAAACATATCTTCTGTCCGACGAGAAACAATATTGCCCTCTACACTTCTCTGTTGGTAATTTAACATTTTTTACATTTTACTCTTTTAAGTCCGTATGTCGGAAACTCATCTATTTTCTCAAAGACCATTTTCCCCTCATTGTTTCCTATCTGCCATGCTTTATTGCATTTCGGACATAGTTTAACCCTAAACTTTTTTCGTTTCTGATATGGATCATGTTCTGCTCCCAATGCCCACCAACTCAAAATATTACCTCTTGATTGTCTTCCATAAACATATCTTCCATCGCTTTAGCAACTTGTGATATTTTAATCATTCTACTTCTTAATTGTGCTATTGTATGTTGACATTCTTGTTTGTTTCTTGCGTAGAAATATCCTTTACTGTCTGAGCATATCGGCTCATTTTTATGTACTCTGAGATAATGGATTATTTCTCTTACTTGTGTTCCAGAAATAAACCATTTTTGTTCAATGTGTTTTGATAATATAGGATTCTCTTGCGTATGTCTTTTAACCTCATTTAGTACAATTCTCCAATTCTTCATAATCCTTTTCTCTCCATGTTCATTTGGTTTTCTATTATTCCCAACTCTAATTTAAGTTGATAAATTTTTTGTTTGCAAGTTTCATATAAAACATCTGCAATATCTCGTTCCATCTTTAGCTTTGCAATATACTCATTGCCCCTACATACATCTGATATTATCGTTACTGGGATTCCCTCTTCCCTGTGGATTAAAATCTGCTTTGACAATCCTGTTCTGTAAATTGCCTCTGCCTCTGCTTTGGTTCGACCTCTCTTTTTAAGTTCTATAATCGCAAGGTCAAGCATATCTCTTTTACTTGTTAGTTCTACTAATAAGTCTTGCATGAATCTCCTTTAACATCTCTCTATGTTGTTTTTTATCTCCATATTTAATATGACATTCTCTACATAATGCCTGTAAGTTTTCAATCACATCTGCATTCTTGTTTCCACCCATTCCCCTCGCTTTTATGTGATGAATATCAACTGCCGTAGTTCCACATACTTCACAAGGAATCCACTCTGCTTCGGTGTATCCAAAATATTTCAGATATATTTTAGTATGCTTTTTCATTATCTATCTCTATATCCTCACTCTCAATTAACTCAAACGGTTCTTCACTTTCCCAAGCAATAGAGAAATCTTTATCAGCAAACATCTCAGTCAGTCCAGAGATTTGGGTTAATCTTAATACTTCATCTCTATCCATTCCTAATTCTTTTGCTACCTTTTTATCTGACCAATTTCTTTTTTTCAAATCAACAACAATATCCGACATAGCATCAACTTTATGTTTCCCTCTTGCCCTGTTGTGCCTAATTGTAGAGGCGACCCTATCATTCAACCCCTCTTGAGATTTCCTTATGCTTACAATCGGCAAATAACCTTTTACTCTTTTTTGTACATCTTTACACTCTTTTCCCACCCTGTTTCTATGGAAACCATCTATAACTTCTATTTTTCCATCTAATGGCATTGAAACTATTGGCTGCGTATACCCATCATTGCTAATGCTTAGTCTTAATAGTTCCATTTCTGGAGGAGCAACACTATTGGGATTGTAGTCATTTGCATGTACATCTTTATTTTTAACCCACAAAACACAATCTACCGGTTCATCTTTAAACGGACTGATTTCATGTAATTCTTTTTTTATTTCATTAATTGCATCTACTTTGTCCTGCAAATCCATCTCCTTAATCAATCCAACTATCTCTCTCATTTGTTTTCTCATATTGCAAATCCTTTCTCTTTTCTTTGTTGTTTTTTAAGTTTTAAATACTTTTTATATGCTTCTGTTTTATGTTGAGTAAATCCCAATCCTTTACACCAATAGTCATTTCTCAATAATGATTTACAGACTCTCCTCCAAGATGGTGCTAATTTCTTGCTTTCTAATACTTGAGGTGCTTCATCTGGGATTCCACCAACATACCCTCTATTTTCCCACCATTGATTAAATGTGAATATTTTATTCAAATAATGTTCTTTTGTCACTTCTGGAATGCTATTTAAAAATAATTCACTAAACGATTTCCATGTATGCCCCTCTGGTTTTGAAATTTTATTATATCCAGTTATAGAACCACTTTCATTTATATATAATGCACCAGAATTTGCTCCATTTACCCTTGCAACTACTTTCGCCCATGTTTCTGGCTCAATCAAGTGAAATAACCATAACCCCCTCCTTTGATCATCTCCGTATGGTTGACATATCCTTTGTTGGTGTATCGACAGTCCTGCCTTGTGCATTAATTCATATAAATCATTATATCTTTTATCTGGATATTTGTAATGATAAACCCAAATATCTTCTGTTGTCCAATCATAAATTGGATAAAAATTAAACACATTATCTGTGATTTTCGTTGTATAGCATTTATCTTTATACCGCTCTTTAACTTTTGAGGATATTGTTCTATACCTATTTAAACTTTCATCAGAACGGATACCAACACAACAACATGTTTTTTCTCCATCAGCATACCACTCTCCAAATTCTGGCACAAATTCTTCAAATTCCATCCCATCTCTAAAAAATGGGAAATAATTTAAATCTGTTATTGCAATATCTTCTGGTTCTCTTATCCAATCTGTTTTTTTATTTTTATCCCAACACTTCCAAAATGGTTCATATACAGAAACTGCGTTTCTTAAATGTATAGGCAAACATACCCAATAGATATCTAATACATCAGAATACATTTTTATGCACTCTTTTGCGTGTTCAATTGTCAGCTTGTATTGCCCCTCTAAATCCACAAGTAACAAGCCTATTCTTCTGTTTCGTCTTCTTGCTTCGTCTGCTACTATATGCAACATGGTTGTTGAATCTTTCCCTGCACTAAAACTTAAATATATTTTATCAAACTCGTTAAACATATATTTAGTTCGCTCAATACTTGCTTCTAATACATTTTTATCTAATCTAAATTTAGGCATATCTGAATCTCCTTATTTTTCTCTTTCCACCTATTTAGCATTTGTTCTGCTATCTTGTTGCTTCTTTTTTGCACCTCTGTATCCAACATATTCCAAACTTCCATAGTTATTGTGTTAGGAATCCCTCCATACAAACAGCACGCCCCCTGCCCAATATATGCTATTTTATTTAATGATGGGTTTGTAAAATTATGTTCACATGAATATTTCCATTCCTCCACAACTTTATTCATATATTTTTTTGTTTTTCTCTCTGAATTAAACATCTCTATACCCTTTATAATCATGTTTTGTTTTTCTTTCCCAGAATGATTATTGTAAAATCCACATTTATAATCTTCCCAAAACATATAGGAATGATATATCCTGCTCATATTGTTACGCATCCATCTCTCCATGTTTCTCTAATCATTAAAGTTGTACTTGGTTCTTCTCCGTAAATCTTCTCCATTTGTATAGCACATACTTGACAATCATCTTTTATCACTTCTGCATCAACCAAACAATCCATGACAAACTTCAAAAGATTATCAATATCTGGTCTTGTAATATGGTTCTCCGGAGCATTCGGCTTTAAAATATGTGCAAACTTGCCCGTTCTATAATGCTTTTTGGGTCTTGGCATAGTGAATATTACAAAAAGCACAATCTCGCCTTTAAAGGTTGTTTTTCGGCTTCTTATGGGTATTTTAGCAATAAAGTCCTGTTTATCTTTCTTGCTTGGGTCATAACTCCAACCTTTTTTGGTCATTCTATGCCGTTTTAACGCTTTTGGTACTCCGGGTATTTCGAGTATCATAATGTTCCAATCTTTTTTTTACGTTATCAATCATCAAATCAGTAACTACTGTATTGTGTCTTGTTCGGTTTCCCACTCCAACTTTCTTAATTTCCTGCAACATGTTGGCATAAAACTCAATCATTCTTTCGTTTGTTGTCATCTTTTTCCTTTTTGGGTTTAGGTTCAAAGATTTTCCTATACCGTTCTCGGTCTTTTTCTGTCCAGACAAATCTTGGTTTGTCTCCTTTGCCATTTAGGGAGTGATAATTTAAACTTGGGACGATTATGCTGGAAGCCTCACTCCCTATCAATGGCATCTATTTCTGTCAATGTTTCTCTGGCGATACCCATTGGATCAGTTGAATCTTGAATGGCATTTAATCCACTCACAGCAGTTTCTAATTTTCTAACTGTTTTGATTAATGCTTTAATAGCTCCCTCTAATTCGGTTCGTAATTGGTTCTCAAATTCGCTCATATTTGCCCCAAGTCTTTCAATATCTCAACCTTATCATTATCACCTATATCACTATCTTGAATCACGAATCCACTCAATATATGGTTAAGTTCTTTTTCCGACATATTAGTTTCTAATTTTATTTTATTTACAATTATTTTTTTGATTTCTTCTATTTCAAATAATTGGATTATAATAAGTCCAGTACTTAACCCAAGCACAATTTCTTCTAATGAATTTTCGTCTAACATTTTATTAAACATCTCTTCAAGATTCATTTTTTCTCCAATTCATTTATTCGGTTTTGTTTTTCTTGAAGATCCTTTGTAAGCATATGCTCCTGTTGAAACAAATACTCATTAACAACTTTTATTAATTCATAAGTTGCTTGTTTCCTAACTGCACCAGATTTAAAATTACAGTCCCTATAATCCCATAGTACTTCGTTTATTTTTGTATCTATTAACATTTTCCCGCCCTTCTGTTTTCTTTTATTGAAATTCTAATGTACATATCTACCCACCAACACCCTGTTTTAGGAGGATATTTTTCTCTTAATAAACAGAGATACTCCTTTCTACATTGTTTACAATTATAAGAGTGTCCTCTTGACCTACGAA